TTAATTAAAGCTGCCGTCTTGCCCGTGAGGACTGCGGCACGGGACAGGGCGTGACCTAGCAGTGAACGTGACTTGCGTAAGCTTTGCCGCAAGCATGCATAATGAAGCTACCAAATTTGTAAGGTTGTTTGTGGACTTACAAAGGCGGGAATTTTGACCATAAACTGCGCTCGGAGAGGCTCTTGTGAATATGTTTTCGGACGCGGGTTCAACTCCCGCCGCTTCCACCAAACAGGTAAAAAACTGCGATTTTTCGCGGTTTTTTATTTTTAATCCCCGAAAAATCCCCGAAAACATATTGTTTTCCATATCTATTCTCCTTTTTTAGGAAGAGGAATTTGGTTTAAGAGCTTTACAGCTCTTTCCTCTTCTCTTGGGTACAAATGTGAATATGTATTCCATGTCATTTCGATTTTAGAGTGGCCGAGGCGACGTGCGATTTCCTGAATATTGATTCCCTCGTTTGCAAGAAGGGAAGCATGCGAATGGCGGAAATCGTGAATGCGGATTTTAGGAAGTCCCGCCTTCTCGGCGTATTGTTTATTCTTCTTTTCAATACTTGTATCGCGAAGGGCGTGCAGACCGCCGCAAATTTTTGCGTGCTTGGAATACACGCCGTTTTTCTTTTGCCATTTTCTTTGTTCTTCAAATACGGCAAGTAGTGGAAGCGGCACCTGCAGGGTGCGGTCAGATGATTTGTTTTTAGGCGGGGTGATGCGGTCATCCCCTTCCAGTTTTTGTACGATGTTTTTCCCGATATGCAGAAGGTCCCCGTCAAGGTCTGTCCAGTCTAAGGCGTTGGCTTCGCCTTTTCGTGCGCCGGTATAAAAGAGCGTAGAGAAGAATGTATAATAGCGCATATCGCCTGTTTCCTGCACATCATCATATGCTGCAGCTATAAACATTTGGAACTGCTCTACGGTGTAGTATTGCAAAGTTTCCTTTTTCTCATAGGCATCCTTGAAGTTGCCGACCCGATGCAAGGGGTTCTTCGGGAGAAGGTCAATGCGGACGGCGTAGTTTAACATAGCGCGAAGGACAGAGTATATATTTTTACGCATGGAGAAGGACAGCCCTTTTTCGTTGATGGCAGTTTTCCAGTCCTCCAAAACTTTAACATTCAATTTATCAATACGATTTCCGCCCAAAAGGGGCAGGATATGCGTTTCGAAAATGCAACGGTTTTTCGAAAGCGTGCTTTCACGGACTTCGTGCTTTTGTGCGGCGAAGTAGCGGAAGGACAAATCCTCCAATGTGATGGCGGAGGGAATTGCCTCCTTGCAAGAAAGGCTTAGCTGCCATTCCGTTTCTTTGGCTTCTTCGATACCGTATACGGTGCGCTCAACCTGTCGCGCGCGTCCGAAAGCATCCGTGAAGTTTACCCGCACACGGTAGCCCTGTTTGCCGTTTTTCTTTTTACCGTCGATTTTCGTGATGGGCATGGCAAGCTTCCTTTCTTTTGTATTTTTTCAATTTTGCCTTGCATTTCTTTTTATAATCGTGTATACTGTTTGAGAAGGCAAGACCTTATAAGCGTAAGCTGGGCGGTTATGCTTCATCTCCAAGAAAGGAGGTGAACGCTTATGGACAAAGATTACATAATTTCTTTTATGATAATTCTGTTGCTGTTAGCATTGACCATAAAAAAATAACGCCCACCGTCAAATGAAGCGTTATTTTTAAATAATACTCTTTGGCATAACCGCTACGGGTTTTGCCTTTTTCTATTTTTATTATATATTTAACGCTTGCATTTGTCAATACTTTTTACCAATTTAATTCATTTTGTGCACTTTTGTGCCTGCGTGTGCCTCTTTTTATTCCCGCATCTCCCGAATCAGAAGCCGAGGAATACCGAGGACGCGGCAATGGGTGAGGTCTTCGCCTTCGATGCGGATAGGCGGGAAGGTGGGGTTTACGGGAATGAGATTCATCCAATCCTCGCCCATTTTATATTCTACTTTTTTTAACGTGGCGTTATCGTCGCCGTAGAGGATTACGCCGACCTGTCCACTATAATTTAAGGTTTCCTGTTTCAGAACAAGAACACTGTCTCCGTCATGAAAAACGGGATACATGCTGTCGCCTTTTACCTTTAAAACAAAATAATCTTCTTTCGGACGTCCCTTCAGATACGAGGTGGGGACGTCTATTTTTTCTCCCTCCCAATCCTCAGCCACGATATGGTCATAGCCTGCTGCCACTTCGCCGATGACAGGGAAGGTGACATAGTCTTCGGTGATGCCGGGGGCGTAGTCGGGAAAAGAGGGGGCGGTTTCGTCAGAACCACCTACAAAATAACTTGTAGGGACATTGAAGAACTCTGCAATTTTTTCGATCATCGGAAGTCGGGGAACCCTGGCACCGCTTTCCCAACCGCCTACGGTTGACTGTGCAACACCAAAGGCTTTTGCAAAAGCTTCTTGCGATAGCCCCGCTTTTTCACGCAATTCTTTCAATCTGATTCTAAACATCTTTGTCACCTCACTTGCATTATAACGCATTTAGCGATACAAAAGCAATAGAAAATAAAAAAATTTTAAAAAAATCGCAAAAAGCGTTGACAAACGCGAAATGAGATGGTATAATAAACGCATAACGCGATAGAAAGGAGAAAGACAATGTCGAGGAAAAAGAAAAACGGCAATCAAGATATCTCGTCCAAAGCTCTCTTGATTACCGCACTCTTAAACCTCATTCGCGCAGTAATCGAATTGATTAACCGATTGAATGAGTGAAGCAAGGGGAGAAATCCCCTTGCATATAGGATAACACTTTTTCTTGGCGTTGTCAAGATATATTTGGGGGGTGACTACGATTTCAGTGATAAACAAATTAAAAAAGGAGTTTGAAGAAAAAGGAATCACTGTATATAAGGCGGCGAAGCTTACCGGAATAAAATATGAGTTATTGCGGCGCGTATTTTGCGGAGAGAGAAAGCTTTCTGCTGATGAGTTTTTGCTCATTTTAGAAAAGTGCGAAATAGACTTTAAAAAAGTGAAAGAGCGAAACGACGTCTCGCTTCGCTCATCCGGTAGAGTTATTTAGTTTTTTTGGTCTGTGCTAATGCACTTCCCGCAACGCTCTTGCTTGCTTTACCGTATCTATTATCGGTCAAAATCTTAGATGCAGTTTTAGCAACCTTAGCGCTGGTCTGTTTGGTATTTGCCAACGTATCACCTCCTTGATATATGTACTGTATGTAATTGCAATTACAATTTAAGTATACCATATTTTGTAGTGTATGTCAAGAGATAAACACAAGATGAGAAAATGATGCGAAAAGGAGCTGTCAAAATGAGGATTTTAGAAATTGTATTACACGCCGTGGAAGTTATCATATACGGTACGCTTTTAGTGGCGATATGGAAGGAGTTGAGAAAGTGAGAGAGTATTTAAAGAAGCTCCGGGAAGAAAAGGGGCTGACGCAGCAGATGGCGGCAGAAAGAATGGGAATCGGGCAGAGCTATTACAGTGACATTGAGCTTGCGGTGAAGCAGACAGATATGAGCCTGTCGACCATGCAGAAACTTTCCGAGGTATTCGGCGTTCCGATTACGCAGATTATTGAGGAAGAGAAAAAGCTGTAAGGCGTAAAAAGTGAAAGAGTGGGGTGAGGATGATGGAAAAGAGTCGCAGTATAACTGTTGCGGTTAAGCTTACGGGCAAGGAAGAGGTTTTCGCAGCTATTGAGCAGCTTAACGAAAAAATGCAAGAAGTTAAATCCTTGGCAGAGGAAGTAAAATCTTGCATTTCCGATTTGAAGTTAGAAGTGGATGTCTAATTTCAAATTGATTTCATTTTTACAAAAAGGACAGATATTAGAGCCCGCGGATGCGGTTATCGCGTTATGACATTTTGGACATTTTATGTTAATTTTTTTACTGGATAAAGAGCTTTTAGCGCGATTTAAGACGGTTTGCTCAAGGTCTTTCTGGAAGTTCCGCATATCTGACTTTTTGCTCAAATCGTAATTTTTGGACATTGCCCGACCTCCTTTCTCTGTATGATGCATTTATTATATCAAACATTGGGTTGGTCTGCAATGAAACTGTTTTAAATTTGTAAAATGTCGAAACAGAAACAAAACGAAGGGGTGAGTTTATGACGAAATTTTGGAGAGAAAACTGGATATCCATTGTAGTATCTGCGGTAGCAGCGGCAGTATGTAATTGGTTATTAAGGTTGTGACGAAAGATACAATGATGGGAATCCATGCGTTTTTCAACCAAAGCTCTCTGGAGCGAGTTTTTCTCCACTCAATGTAATTAAGACCTTTTAAAGAAAAAGTTGAAAGGAGAACAAACATGAAACAAAGACTGTTCAAGGTGCAGGACATAGAAAAAGCCGCAACAAACGACAAGCTTGAAAATAGCATTTGTTACGGCTCTGTTTAACGATTGATTTTGGGATTATCAGTTCTTCCTAGTAAGTAGTCAACGGAACAATCGAGGTAGTCGGCGATTTTAGCGAGGCTATCAAAAGCCAGTGAACGACCATGCAGCATGTGCGAAAAGGTATTAGAACCTAATCCGCAATCTTCGAGAATGGATTTTAAGGGAATAGCTTTTGTTTTTGCGTAGGACTTAATAATGTTCGCTACATTTGGCGAATTATACAAGTTATTAACCATACTTTTGTACACCTTTCACAAATCTCCAAAAATGGCGAAAAACATATTGACAATCGCCAAATATGGTGATAAAATATAATCAAGTTAAGAGATTAGCTTAATTATATCACAGAAAGGAGTAAAAAGCAATGAAAAGGAAAAAGAAAAACGGCAATCAGGAAATCACCACCAAAGCACTCCTGATTACCGCACTCCTAAACCTCATCAATGCGCTAATCGAACTGATTAACAGATTGAATGAGTGAGGCGAGGGGCAATGCCCCTTTCCTCCCTTATAGGATAACATTTTTCCTTTGTATTGTCAAGATATATTTAATTGGAAAGGAGGAAAGGTATGAAAAAACTGAGACATATTTTAATTGACAGGGATGTGCAGCAGAAGGAGCTGGCGGCTTATGCGGGCTGTTCGGAAGCGTATCTCAGCGAATGTATGCACGGCAGAAAAGACCCGTCCTTGCGCGTACTGCGTAAGATAGCGGAGTTTTTAGGGCTTACGATTGATGATTTGCTGGATTCGTAGGGAAAAGGAGGTTTAAAGCGTGAAGGATTTAGAAATTGTATTGCATATATCGGAAGTGGTTATTTACGGCATGCTTCTTATTGCAATATGGCGAGAAATAAAAAAGAGGTGAAAATATGAAATTTCGTCTAATGTCAGATTACGAATGGCAGCTTAAATGCTTGGAAAGCAGATTACAGCACCCGGAATGGTACGAGCAGGAAGAAGATGTGGCGGAAGCTGTGCGTGTTCTCAAAAAGTATTTGGCGCACAATAAAACGCCCGGCTGTCCTGTAAGAAAAAAGAAAAACAAGTCATGCGCTCGTTTGGTTTACATTGAATTGGAATGAAAGGGGAAGAAAACCATGAAACAAAGGTTATTTAAAGTACAGGACATTGAGACGGCGCTGCGGTTATATTACAGTACGCCGGAGCTGACGAGTCAGGACATCCGGCTGCTTTTTGGAAATGTTTCCTCGGGAACCATTACCAACTTGAAACGGCCGGTATTTGAGAAGATGCGGGAGGGCAAATACTTCTGCTGTACACGCCATGCCGTCAACACAAAGCTGGCCTATGAGGTTTGGGGGCTTGACGTGGAGGACATGGAAGCGCGATACAAGAAGTTTAAGAAGCTTTTTGGCGATTCAACCAAGATGTAGAAAGGAGGATGTTGTGATGGCAATACTTTTGGTTTTGGTAATACTGGTCAGTATTGCGGCTTCATTTATTGCAATGTTGCCGCTATGGCGGAAGGTGGAAACACTTGAAAGTATGTGTGAAATGCTTTCTAAAGCCGTAAGAGGTCAATACGATGAAAAGGAGTAAAGCTATGAACAAGCAGGACAAGCGTATTATTTGTGTGGCTGTTGTAATTCTTGCAATAACCATGATAACGTCCTTCGTGCGGGCTTCATGCACGGAGTATACCACCATGGAAGTAGTGGTGCAGGAAGGCGATTGTCTTTGGAGCATCTGGGAGGATGTGGGGTACGGCAGGGCAGACAAATGGATTGCGGAGGTAAGAAGCATAAATAATATGGAAACGGCGGACCTGCAGCCTTATGATAGGCTAAAAGTGCCGGTACTAATTGAAAATTAAAACGGAGGATTAAAGAACATGAAAGAGACGAAGAGTGTAAAAATGGCCTTTGCATTTGGGATGGCACGAACAAAGCTGGGGTATTACACAAAAGAGGAATTGGTTTTCTCGCTTTCGGACGATGAATCGAAAAACGAGGAAAAAGTATCGGAATTCGCCAAAAAGCACGAATGCAGGATTGTTGAAGTTTGGTACAGAGAAGATACGGCATGGGATAAGGTTAAATTCCACAAGCTTTACAATTTTCTACCGGAACAAATCACAGGAAATGAATTGGATGGTATAAGCAAGTACAGATAATAGAGTTTAAAAACTTTTGAAATCGTTTCATACTTTGAATAATTTGTTCAAAAGTTCGAAGTATACTTATAATTTTTGACGCAAAAATTGAAAGTTTGGGGTGAAAAATGAAACACATTGAAAAGAGAAACCCCACATTTGCAGCAACAAATGCGGGGCGTGCCCGAAGGCAAAAACAATTTTATGACATCTTTAGTATAGCAGAAATTTAAAGTAATGTCAAGAACGGGCGCATGTTTTTTGTCCCTACGGGGTCCCCGAAAATGCGGATGCATTTTAAGGGGAGAGGAGGAGCGGCGTAACATGGTTAAGTTTTCCGAATAGGAAAACGATTCCGGTGAAGCACGTGACGACGAGGAAGGAGAAAACTATGGATATTTTATCAGACGTTGAGATTATCATACACAGAACCGGTGCCGGCATTGAGCGGCGTCCAAGAGTGGCAGCGGAATGTCATCGCTGCGGCGGGGAAATCTTCGAAGGTGAGCGGTATCTGGACTTTGACGGCGAGATTATCTGCCCGGAGTGTGTGGACGAAATGAGCGCAAAGGAAGTATTTAATTTGTTCGGCTACTATTTTAGTCGGGCGAGAATTTAAGGAGGATAATATGAGTGTTTTATGTATGATTTACGGGCAAAGTGGAACAGGAAAAAGTACAAGCCTTCGGAATTTTCTGCCGGAGGAGGTGGCAGTGGTCAATGTTTCCGGAAAGCCGATGCCGTTCAGAACGAAGCTAAAAACCTATAACACGGACGATTACACAAAGATTCGTAACGCACTTTCCAAAACAGACCGCAAAAGTATTGTGATAGATGATGCGACATATCTGATGGTCAATGAATTTATGCGGACGGCGAAACAGACTGGCTATCAGAAGTACACCGACATTGCTTGCAGTTTCAACGGACTTATTGATTTTGCGGCAACGCTTCCTGATGATGTAATTGTGTACTTTATGGGGCACAGCGATCAGGCGGACGACGGCAGGGAGCATTTCAAGACTATCGGTAAGATGCTGGACAATTACGTGACCTTGGAAGGAAAGTTTACCATCGTTCTAAAAACGGTGGTGCAGGACGGACGGTACATGTTCGCTACGCAAAACAGCGGTCAGGACACGGTGAAGTCCCCCATGGGGCTTTTCGACAGTCCCCTTATCGATAACGACCTGAAAGCAGTAGACACGGCAATCCGTTTATACTGGGAAATCGGAAAGGCAGAAGAAGATGAGCAGGTTTGAGAATGGCGTTAAAGGCTACGTTACGGGAGAGTGTACCATACAGGTGCACTTCCCGATAGACTTTAGGGACAGGGCAGAAATTGCGTGCAAGCATTGTCCGTACCTATCCAGTAACGAAAGGATTTGTCAGCTGAACAAACAACCTGTGGCATTTCCGCATAACTATGTGGGCGCACGTTGCCCTTTAGAAATAAAAGAAGAGGAGAATTAAAACATGAAACCAATCAACAATTATGACACTGTACAGGCTACAAGCGGAGATTTTGCAAGACCAGCGCCGGGCGGCTATGTTTGCGAAATCGTGCGTGCGGAGGATTTTCCCTTCCGCGAGGAAACGGGGAAAGGCGATTATCTGAAAATTGAATTTGACTTTTTAGAGGGTGAACTCAAAGGATATTATGCTGATACCTATAAGAAATTCGGCTACTGGAGCGGCAGGTTTGTGCGTTCCTACAAGGAAAAGGCGCTCGGCATGTTCAAGCATTTTACGAACTGCGTAGAGGAAAGCAACGAAGGCTACGCATGGGACTGGAACGAGCATGGACTTGTCGGCAAGAAAATCGGTGTTGTTCTCGGTGAAGAGGAATACATCGCAAATGACGGCGGCATCAAGACCCGTCTTGAAGTAAAGGCTATAAAGACTGTGGATGAAATCCGCAAGGGAGATTTTAAAGTGCCGCCGCTCAAGAAGCTGAAAGCAGAGACTTCCGGTACTGTGCCGGCGGTAGTGGATGAGACGGACGATGACCTTCCGTTTTAAGGAGGAACGCATTTGTTGACAATTCAGCAAGATACCAGGGAACAAACGAAAAAACATGACCATGTTTTAAAGTACTTCGCTTCGGAAAATATCAAGGTTGTCCGTTCCAAGCTTTATGTGGGAGATTACACGCGCCTTGACAAGCAAGATATTTGTGTTGACACGAAAAAAGACTTACAGGAAGCATACGGGAACATTATTTTGCACAATGCGAGATTTAAAGCAGAGTGCGTGCGTGCAAAGGAAGCAGGGATCCGGCTTGTGATTCTGATAGCTGATGCACGGATCCGTGATGTCAGCGAAGTACATACTTGGGACAACCCACGGCTTCGAAAGTGGGAAACTGTCAAGGCAGCACAGGCAATGGGGAAGCTTTTACACATAAAGCTTTCCCCGAAGCCTCCCGTCCCTTCGGCGCAGCTGCAAAGAGCCATGGAAACGATGGGCGAAAGATACGGCGTAGTGTGGCAGTTTTGCCCGAAAGAAGAGACGGGGGAACGAATTCTGGAAATTTTGGGATGTTGAGAGGGAAAAAGCATGGCAACAAAAAGTACTTTTATAAAACTTGACCGAAACATACAAAAATGGCGGTGGTATACAAATGCCAACACCTTCAGAGTCTTTGTGCATTTACTGCTGAATGCCAACATTGAAAACCACGACTTCGAGGGAATTGTGATTCGGCGCGGAGAGATAGCGACATCTTTTGGGAAAATAGCTAACACGCTAAAATTAACAATTCAACAGGTTAGAACGGCAGTAGAACACCTAAAAACAACAGGCGAAATAACATGCACTAGATATTCCAAATTCCAAGTAATTTCAATAGTAAATTACGATATATACCAAGGCAAAACAACACGCAAATTAACAATCAATCAACATTCACTTAACAATCAATCAACATTCAAATCAACAACAATTAAAGAACATAATAAAGAATATATAAAGAATGAAAAGAATATAGATGCCCTTCCGGGCGAGAGCGAGAAGCAGTATGACGAGCAGGGCAGGGAATTAAATTCCGCAGGGCTGCCGATTATAGATTTCGGGCTCAGCAAGTCGGGGGCATCATTTTAAGGTGGCAACTATGGGGACCCCGGAAATGACTTGCGTTTTTGGGGAAGAGGAGGAGCGACGGATTAAACTTGAGCCTTCCGCGTAGGAATGCGATGAGAAAGGAGGAAGTGACGACGATGTACGAATATAAGGTGCAGGATGTTTTTGATTTTGCGAATTTTGTTGGAGCCGAAACGAAGCAAAAAGGCGACGAATTATTTTTTAAATATTGTCCGAGATGCAAGGGCGGCGGCGCAGACAAAAATACCTTTTCGATAAATCTTGGGGACGGCGTATTCAAATGCTTTCGAGCCTCCTGCGATTATCATGGTCATTTTGTAGAACTGGCGCGGGATTTTGGTTTTAAACTGGATGACGGGCAGGAACGAAAGTACAGGAAGCTTCCGCAACCGAAGATTGAGACGAAGCCTGCGGCAATTACATATCTGGAAAAAAGAGGTATACCGGAGCTGATAGCAAGGCGATACAAAATAACCACGCAGAAAAACAATGACAACATTCTGGTCTTCCCGTTTTATGACGAGCAGAACACGCTACAATTCGTGAAGTACCGGAAGATGGACTTTGACAAGAGCAGGGACAAAAATAAGGAATGGTGTGAAAAGGACACCATGCCGATTTTATTCGGGATGGCGCAGTGTGAGGACTTCGAACGGTTGGTAATTACGGAGGGACAGCTTGACAGTCTTTCAGTGGCTGCTTGCGATATTAAAAATGCTGTGAGCGTTCCAACCGGCGCGGTGGGCTTTACTTGGCTTGCAAACTGTTGGGACTGGATAAACCGATTTGAAGAAGTTGTGGTTTTCGGCGATCATGAAAACGGAAAAATCACACTGATTGAAACCCTTGAAAAGCGGCTGCACATGAAGGTCAAGTGTGTTCGACCTGAAGATTATCTGTGTGAGAAGGATGCAAACGACATTTTGCGAAAATACGGCAAGGACGCCATTATAAAGGCGATTGAAAATGCACAGCTGCGGGATGTAAAGCACGTTGTGCCTTTGGCGAAGGTTAAATCAGTGAATTTAAAGGATTTGCCAAAGATAAAAACAGGCATACGGCAACTGGACAGAATCTGCGGCGGACTTCTTCTGGGACACGTTACACTGCTTAGTGGCAAACGCGGAGAAGGGAAGTCCACATTCATGTCGCAGCTTGTGGCGGAAGCGATTGACCAAGGGAATGCGGTGTTTATTTATTCGGGAGAACTGCCGAATTATCATTTCAAGAACTGGCTGGACTTACAGCTTGCAGGGAAAGCACACATCGAAAGTACGATGAATGAATTCGGTGACAACGAATATTTTTTATCGGCGGAAACTACGGAGAAAATCAACCGTTGGTATTCTGATAAGGCGTACATTTTTGACAACTCTGCCGTGTCCGATGATGAATACGAGGGACTTTTGCGGGTCATAACCGACAGTATATGCCGATACGATATTAAGCTTGTCTGCATAGATAACCTAATGACGGCCATGGAGTGCGATGCAAGCACGGACCTTTACCGGCAACAGTCTGTTTTTGTTAAGCAACTGGAGAAACTGGCGCAACAGTATGACGTTGCTGTCGTTTTAGTGGCACATCCAAAGAAAACAAATGCGGAATTTGATAATGACACGGTTTCCGGCTCTGCGGATATAACGAATGCAGTGAGTTTTGTTTGGAATTATCAGAGGGCAAAGGTGGAGGAAAGCTGCGACAGCCGGCTTATGGTTACAAAAAACAGGATGAACGGCAAATACCTAATAGGGGAAAACGCTATCAGCCTGTACTACAGCGAAAAGTCAAAGCGTATTTTGGCAAATGTCAATCAAGATAAAGAATACGGCTGTTTCAAAAAGTCAGAGGATGAAATGTTGAATGAGATAATGGCAGACTTACCACTATAGAGAGATGTTTGCCGGAAGGAGAACGAACATGGATAAAAAAGAGTATATTTCCCGTTGCCAAAAGGTTTCCGTTCTGCCGCAGGGTGTGGGCGGTATCAAGCAGAATGTGCCGGATGAGCTTTGTGTGTTATACAAGGGCTTAAAGCTCTATCCGCATGCATACATGCTCGCATTCGATGAGGTGACGGGAGAGCCGATACATGTTGCCGTGCTGCATGATATGGATGTGAACAGCATACGGCATGTGGATTTGGCGAAGGTGGAAGGAGTGGCGACGTGAAGAAAAGAAATCCGGCAAGACAATTGCGGGAATCCGACATACGGAAAATAAAAAAGGAAGCGGCCAACGATGCCATACGGTATGCAACAGTTATATTCTTATCTGTGATGCGCGACAATGAAGGGTATGGCGTAAAACGTCTGAAACGTGTTTATGAAGGCATAGAGTACCTTGCCGATTCCATAAGCCAGGGATATGTGAAGCTGCAGGATTTGGAACGGGTGCTGAAAGACGAGGCGAATATAAATATAGCGATTTAGGAGTGATACATATTGACTGAACGTGAACGATTCATAGGGACTATAAAAAAATCCCTTAGCGGCTTACTTCCGCATAAAGGGGACCCCGGAAGTGCTTGCGCTTCTGGGGAGAAGGAGGACAAGCGAAGCAAATTGAAGTTTCCGAACAGGAAACTGATTCGTAGCGAAGCTTGGGACGACGCGGCGGAGGGTATAGCAGAGCGGATAGCGGACGCGCTTATACAGGATGGAGCGGTGTTTTCCGGTGGAATCCAATGGCGGGAACAGACGGCGGGAGATTATACGCCGCGAGTATGAAGATTTTAAGGGGAGGCTGGGACTATGAACGATGCGGCATGGCGGATTTTTGAAGTGAAATGCAGAAAGTATGAAACGCTTACACCAAGATTGCAGCTGCAGCTATGGCGGGAGGCTGTGGCTGAGGCTGAATTTGCGGCGTATACGGAAAAAATGTGCATGGCGGGAGGGAGTGTAAGATGATAAGCTGGAAAAAGTGTGCCGAATATGACCTTCGTGACTATCGGGTGCAGAAGGAAGCAATTAAAAACTTGAGCGAGAAGATTCGGCATCTGGAAGACAGATTGACAAGCATACGAAGCAGTCTGAAGGAGGAAGCACCCGCGCATGGCGGGACGTCCTCCTACGAGGATACGCTTCTGACTGCCATTGTGGAGAAGACACGACTGGAGGATGCAAGACGGGCGACCGTACATATGGTGGAAATGATTGAAAGAGGTCTATCTGCTCTTTCTGATGAGCAGCAGAAGGTGCTGCGGATGTTCTTTATGGGCGGGGGTGGGTACCGGCGCGTGATGGAAGAGTTTCATGTCGAGCAGGCAGGGGCCTACCGCAGAAGGGACGAGGCGCTGCGGACATTTACCCTTGCGATGTACGGGGTGACGGAACTGTGAAAAAAGATGAAAAATTTACCTTACAGGTAAATAAATGTTGACAAAAGTCCGTGCGGTGTGGTATAATGATAATACTTCAAAGGTAAACTTATAATGCGAGGTAGCAAATTGCAAATTAAATACAAAAACCGTGCCATTGAAGAAGTGTGTACAAATGCCTACAAAGCAGAAAGAAAGTATGGCGCAGACATAGCGAAAGCAATACACAAAAGAATTCCCGAAATTATGGCAATGGGCACGATAGAAGAACTAATACAATATCGAATTGGGAAGTGTCATGCTTTAACGGGAAATAGGAAGGGGAAGTATGCGGTGCATCTTACTGCCAATTATCGGTTGGTGTTCAGCAAGGAAACAGAGGAAGGCAAGCCGCATATACAAATAGCAATGATTGAGAAAATAGAGGATTATCATTAGCGCCAAAGGGGAGGAGATGAGAAAATGATAAAGAGCAGAACATTTATAGCTGTACCGCCCGGCGAGACGATTAAGGAACAACTGGAAGAACGGGGGATGACACAGAAGGAATTTGCGTGCCGGATGGACCTTTCAGAAAAGCATATCAGTAAGCTTTTGAACGGCGAAGTACATCTCACCCCAGAGGTGGCGGAGAGACTGGAGATGGTTCTAGGAGTTCCGTCCAGATTTTGGAACAATCTGGAAGCTATTTACCGGGAGATGGAAGCGAAAGCAAATGAAGAAAATGCATTAGCAGAAGACATAGAGACAACAAAGTTATATCCCTACAAAAAAATGGCAGATAATGGCTGGGTGCCTGAGACAACAAAGCCGGAAGAACGTGCCAAGAATCTACGTAAATATTTTGAAGTTTCGAGGTTATGCTTATTGAAAGGCAATCTTATTCCCGGCGTGGCTTGCAGGAGGTTTTCACAAAAAGAAGCTGCAGACTATGCTTTGATTGCATGGGCACAGAGGGCCAAATTAATTGCACGGGATGTACCAACAAAGCCGATTAACATTTCAAAACTAATTAAGAGAATTCCTCAAATTAGGAGCATGACCAATATGGAACCGGAAATTTTTAGTGATAAACTCAGAGAGATAATGGCAGATTGTGGCGTTGCTCTGGTGTTCTTGCCGCACCTGGGTGGTTCCTTTTTGCATGGTGCTACTTTTTTGGACGGGAAAAAGTATGTTGTTGGACTTACAGTGCGTGGACGTGATGCCGACAGGTTTTGGTTTAGTCTCTTTCATGAATTGTTTCATGTTATTGAGGGACATGCAACAAAGCCAGAAGGTACATCAGAGGAAGACGAAAGAGCTGCGGATGCGTTCGCTGCCAATACGTTGATACCTATTCAGGAGCTTGAGTCTTTCGTTCAGAAGAGAGATTTTACAAAAGCATCGGTTTTACAATTCGCAGAAACAATTGGAGTGGCGCCCGGAATTGTTGTCGGGAGGTTACAAAAAGATAGCTATATTTCTTTTAGTTGGTTTAATGAATTAAAGAAAAAATACTGTATAGTTTAAATCAGCATAAGAACGGCTTAAACAAAATGATAAAAAAACGATAAAATTTTCCCATTTAGATGTGATATAATGATATCGTGGGAATTTGCAAGAGGACACACCATACTGGTGTGTCCTCTGCATTTGGGGCAAATACCGGGCAGAGATGCGAGGGAGGGGCGGCGCCGGTAAAAAATGAGGGAAATAATTTGGCGAATGAAAAGAATTTAAAATCCTTTACAAGCGAACAAAGCCGTGAGGAAGCCGTGAGAAACGGTCAAAAGGGCGGAATAAATTCCGGTGAGGCGAGAAGAAAGAAAAAGGCGCTTCGGGAGTATTTGGACATGATGCTGTCTTCACAGCCTGATGCGAGGAGAAAAAGTAAGCTACTGAGTCTCGGACTTAATGAAGAGGACATAAACCGTGAAGCATCTATGGTGCTTGCTGTTGTACAGAAGGCCGAGAAGGGGGATGTGTTCGCCTTTCGGGAGGTGCGTGAGCTGATTGGTGACGAGGATGTGACAAAAGGAGAAAGAGAAGCTTTTTCCCTACCGGCTACGGCTTTGGCAGCGCCGTTTCTATCGGTCTACCGGGACATACGGGAGCATGGGCACAGCGAATACCTTTTAAAGGGCGGGCGCGGTAGCACAAAATCATCGTTTGCAGCACTTGCACTTTTGGAGTTGCTTATTCGAAATTCGGACATGCATGCGGCTGTTTGCCGAAAGGTTAAGGACACGCTACGGGACAGTGTGTATGCGCAGCTGGTATGGGCAATTGGCGTGCTGGGACTTGACAACGACTTTACCTGCCGGGTAAGCCCTATGGAAATCATATACAAGCCCACGGGGCAGAAGATATATTTCCGTGGTGCGGACGATCCGGGCAAGCTGAAATCCATAAAGCCGCCCTTCGGATATATCGGCATTTTATGGTTTGAGGAGCTTGACCAGTTTTCGGGAGATAAAGAGGTCCGAAACATCGAGCAGTCTGTCATCCGTGGCGGTGATATGTCGTTTGTATTCAAGACCTTTAACCCGCCGCAGACTGCGGCAAACTGGGCGAACAAGTACGCGAAGATACCGAAGCCCGGAAGGCTCGACCATCACAGCACATATCTGGACGTACCAAAGGAGTGGCTGGGGCAAAAGTTTATAGACGATGCGGAATTTTTAAAGAGCACAAGCCCGAAAGCCTACGAGCATGAATACATGGGCGAGGCGAACGGTACGGGCGGGGCTGTGTTTGATAACGTGACCCTGCGTGAGATTACCGATGAAGAAATGGCGGGATTTGACCGCATATACCGAGGCGTAGACTGGGGATGGTACCCGGACCCGTTTCGGTATCACGCCATGCATTACCACGCGGCAGAGCGGCGGCTATACATCTTTGACGAAATCAGCGGCAATAAGCTTTCCAATGCAAGGATTGCGGAACTTTTTGAGGCACATGGCATCACGGGCGAGGACAAAATCACGGCAGACAGCGGCGGCGAAGGGAAAAAGTCCGTGGCAGACTTCCGAGAAAAAGGGTATTTCATGCGCGGGGCGATAAAAGGTCCCGGAAGCGTGGAGTATTCCATGAAGTGGCTTTCCTCGCTGACGGAAATTATTATTGACCCGGTACGCTGCCCCGAGGCGGCTGCCGAATTTATGGAATATGAATATGAGCGCAACCGTGAGGGAGAGGTTATCAGTGGCTATCCGGACCGCGATAACCACTCCATAGACGCGGCGCGGTATGCACTGGAAGAGGTATGGAGACGAAGGGGGCAATAGGATTTGCTAAAGGATATTATTCGATGGATACTGGAAACGCTGTCAAATTGGCAGCGAAAGGAAAATGTAATACTCAATATACAGCTTTCGGAGAAAATGCAAAGCGCCATAGAAGCCTGGACACTTCTATATCAGGATAAGGCGCCTTGGCTTTCGGATGGGAATGGTACCGAAGTCAGAAGCATGAAGCTTCCGGCTGTGCTTTCGGGGGAGCTTGCCAGAATGGTGACACTTGAAATGAAAACGGAGCTTTCCGGAAGTGAGCGTGCGGATTTTTTGAATGCGGTGTATCAGAAGTTGATTGCAGCAATTCGTCCGCATGTGGAAAACGCCTGTGCAAAGGGAGGTCTTGTATTTAAACCCTTTGTTACGGACGGAAAAATTGAGGTGGACTGCGTAGGGGCAGAAAGCTTCTTGCCGTCTGATTACGATTCGGACGGAGAAGTATGTGGCGGTGCGTTTATAAGCCGCCTTGTAAGAGACGGGAAGATTTTTACACGGATTGAATGGCATTATTATAAAGATACAGTATACCATATCCAGAATATGGCATATGTTTCGGAGCATGAGGGAAGCATCGGGCGGATGATTTCATTGTCGGCGGTTCCGGAGTGGGAAACAATCGAGGAGCATGCGGAAATAAAGGGGATGAAGCGGCCGCTTTTTTCGTATTTTAAAATGCCGTTTGCCAACAAGATTGACCCGGATTCTCCCATGGGTGTTTCGGTCTTTGCAAATGCGATTTCTCTTATCGAGGATGCGGACAGGCAATATTCCCGCTTTTTGTGGGAGTTCGAAGGCGGTGAGCTTGCGATTGACGCGGATGTGGACGCGTTGCAATATGATAAGAAGCATCCGAACGGCAGACTGCCGAAGGGGAAAGAGCGGCTTTTCCGCGGTCTGGACGTTCAAAGGGACGGAAACGGGCTTTATGAAGTGTTTTCGCCCACGCTCCGGGATGAATCCCTTCGAAACGGTTTGAATGAAATTCTTGTACGTATTGAGGATGCCTGCGGATTCGCAAGGGGAACAATTTCCAAGCTTGACGGCACGGTGGAAAAGACAGCGGAGGAAATCAAGATATCGAGACAGAGAACATACGCGCTTGTATGTGATACGCAGAAGGCATTACAGCACGCCTTGGAAGGGCTTGCAGAGGCGATGGACGCGCTTTGTGATTTATACGCGCTTTGTCCTGCCGGGAAGGTAAGTGCTTCTTTCGAATTTGATGATTCCGTGATTTGTGATCGGGCAGTCGAGTTTTCGGAAAAGCTACAGCTTGTTTCGGCAGGGATAATGAAGCCACATGAATTCCGCAGTTGGTATTTCGGTGAGGACGAGGAAAAGGCAAAAGCGGCTCTTGCAAAGGATGCACTGTATGAGGATGATCTATGATAAAGCCGGAATATCTGGAGGCGGCTGCGGCACTAATTGAGGTTTACTATTCCAACCTGCAGGAAACCCTGCTTCGTGACATTGTGGGCAGACTTTTGCACACTAATTTTGCGGTAAGCGGGACGACTGCGTGGCGCATGGAGAAGCTGCAGGAGGCGGGGCTTTTATATGACGAGGCGATAAAACGAATAGCCGAGGCGACCGGCAAAAGCGAAAAGGAACTGAAGAAGCTTTTTGAGGATGCAGGTGTGGAGGTGCTGGATTACGGCGACGGCATATATGCGGCGCTTGGGATACAGCCGTTATCCGTGCGCAGCTCTCCCGAGCTTCTGCGCGTGCTTGCGGATGGATATAAGAATACGAAGGGGACAATGCGAAACCTTACGAATACGACTGCAATTGACGTAAAAGGAACGTTCATTTTTGCCTGCGATATGGCGTACAAGGCGATTACCTCCGGTGCATTTTCTTATGGGGAAGCCATTGCGAATGCTGTAGAAGCAGCGGCTAAAATCGGCGCATATGTGCGGTACCCTACGGGACACCGGGACAGGGTGGATGTTGCTGCGAGGCGTGCTGTGCTTTCAGGGCTTGGCAAAACCGTAGGAAGACTTTCGGAAATGGCATGCGACGAGCTTGCGTGCGATTTGGTGGAGGTCACGGCGCATTTTAACGCCCGTCCTTCTCATGCCGAGTGGCAGGGTATGGTATACAGCCGAAGCGGGAAAAGCAAGACTTATCCTGATTTTTCAGTTTGTAGCTACGGTACGGGCGCAGGGCTTATGGGCTGGAACTGCTATCATAGCTTTCATCCTTTCTTTGAAGGGATTTCCAAAAGAGCATATACGGATGCGGAGCTTCGGGAGATGCGGGAGAATAGCGTTACCTATAACGGCGAAGCCTTAAGCGGCTACGAGGCAACCCAGAAGCAGCGCGCCATAGAACGAAAAATCCGGGAGAGCAAGCGGAAGCTTATTGCCTTTGATGAAGGTATTAAGCAAACCAAAGGGGCAGAGAAGGGCGAATTTCAAATGCGCTATGCGTTTGAGGGGAAGCAGCTTTCAAAGCTGAATGCGGAGCTTGACGATTTTTGCAGGCAAACGGGTATGCAGAAGCAGTATGACCGCTCAAGGGTGTTGGGTTTTGGGAGAAACGAAGCGGAGACACGAAGGATAGGTATCACTAAATCTGCAAAAACTATTGACAATTCTGCAAAAAGTGGTATAATAAAATCAAAAGAGGTGAAGCCTGTGCAAAGCGGTGCTTTTTATGGGGCATTAAATCCGGAAAGCGATAAGGATTTTGAAAGATGTCAACAGCATGCAGAAAGATTTTATGCTGCAGTGAGAAAAAGAAAAACCGATATCGATGCGATAGCAAAAAATACAGGATTTGACACCGAAAAAGTTGGCAAAATAAAAGAACATATATTTTTAAATAAATATGACTTGGGAGAAGAAGAGCCAACGACATTTTATCCCAATTATGATATAGCTGTTTCGTGGCAGAATCTCATGTCAGGAAAAGATATAGAGCCCAAAGATATCATTTTGTTGGAGCATGAATACTACGAATATAAATTGATGAACGAAAAAGGCATGTCATATATTGAGGCACATACGATAGCGCAGGAAAAATATAACTATCAAAAAGCTGTGATGGATTGGAGGAAGTAAGTATGAATGTTTTGACTTTAAAATTTTTTGATGATACCGTAATTCTTTATGAGTACCAGCCAGAAGGGAAGGGCGAGAAAGGCGTTATAACATATGACAAAAAGAACGATGTAGCCGAAATAACAAAATCGGCTGCTGAGGACAAGGATAATTATTATGCTCGCATGGCAAAGTCAAAAGTTACTAATATAGTGAATAACAAAAGTTTGCCCTTAGAATGTGTGCAGGCATGGTATTAACATTCGCAAAACAATGAAGGACAAATATTCGATGAAGTAAGCATTATGTGTAAAAGCATAGTGCTTTTTCTATATCCAAATTCGCCCGGGAAGGCGTAAAACTATCTATGGCACGGTGATGCAACCATCGGTAAAAAAGCGTAGCCGGAAAGGAGAAGCATGAAGCGGGAATTTTTGAAGGGTCTTGGGATTTCGGAGGAGCTGGTCGAATCCATTATGGCCGAGCACGGAAAGACCGTAGAGGCAAACAAGACGGAGGCGGAGACGCTGCGCCGCTCTGAGGAAGAACTAAAAAAGCAGCTGGAGGAAGCAAACTCCCAAATTCGCACCTTTAAGGATATGGACATTGATGGAGTCCGGAAGGCGGCGAAGGATTGGGAGGAAAAAGCAAAGAATGCAGAGGCAGAGAGCAAAAAGCGTATTGCCGAGATGCAGCTTGACCATGCGGTGGAAAGAGAGCTTTCGGGGGCGAAGGCGAGAAACCACAAGGCTGTGCTGGCGCTTATCGACCGCGAGAAGCTGACGCTTGAAAATGACACCGTCAAGGGTCTTTCGGAACAGCTTGAGGATATCAAAAAGGAAAACGAATATCTTTTTGAGGGCGAAAAACAGCCGCCTGCGCCGCAGTTTTCGGGTCGTACTTTTTCAGCGCAGGGTGAGGCGGAGGATGCCGCAATACGCCAAGCTATGGGATTGCCTCCCAAAAAGTAAAGGAGAGTAAAAAATGGCAAATAATATCGCACTTTTCAAAAAGTACATTGACAAACTGGATGAGGTTTTCGCGCTTGCGTCCGTAACGTCTGCACTGGAGAGCGATGCTTCTCTTGCAAGACAGGGCGCAAATACGAATGAAATCATCATTCCCAAAATCAGCATGGACGGGCTTGGGGATTACTCCAGAAGCGACGGCTATGCAAAGGGCAACGTTGACCTGACGCACGAAACGGTGAAGTTTAACTATGACCGCGGCCGTGCATTTTCCGTGGACAACATGGACAATGAGGAAACGGCAGGGCTCGCTTTTGGTAAGCTTGCGGCAGAATTCCTGCGTACAAAGGTAGCACCGGAGCTGGATGCGTTCCGCTTTGCGACATATGCCGGCACGGAAGGGATTGGAAAGACGGAGGCTACCTACGCAAACGGCAGTGAGGTGCTGGAGGCACTTCGTCTTGCTACGACCACCATGGACGAAGCAGAGGTGCCGATGGAGGGCAGACACCTCTTTATCACACCCACACTCCACGGCATGATTATGGTTTTGGATACTTACAAATCCCGTGAGGTATTATCGCGCTTTGCAAGCGTGAAGACGGTACCGCAGACAAGATTTTACACCGCGATTGACCTCTATGACGGCAAGACCGGCGGCGAGGAAAAGGGCGGCTATGTAAAGGCGGCAGGCGGCGCGGATATTAACTTTATGGCACTGACCCGCGATGCTTTGATGCAGTACACAAAGCACGCAGTAAACAAGATTGTTTCTCCTGCAGAAAATCAGGAGGCGGATGCCTGGAAGTTTATGTTCCGTTCCTACGGTCTTACGGACGTATACGAAAACAAGGTTTCAGGTCTTTATCTTTCTCATAAGGCGGTGGGCTGATGAAAACAATCGGGTTAATTATTAAAAAGGACGGCAAAAAGGCAGACCCTAAGAAGGATGCAAAGGACGGCAAAAAGGAGGCGTAGCCCATGCGCGCTTACGCAGACTTTTTATTTTACAAGAACGAGTACGGCGGCACAAGGGTAGCGGAGGCGGATTTTCGTCCGCTTTCGCTCAGATGCACGGCGCTGATTGACAAAATCACCTTTCAGCGGGCAACCGATACGGAAGAAGTGAAAATGGCAATGTGTGCGGCGGTGGATGCACTGTACTGCCCCGGTGCAGATGGCGGCATCGCATCGGAAAATAACGACGGGTATTCTGTTACATACCGGGAGAGAGGCGCGGCAGAAGCGGAAAGAGAAGCTTGTGTGGCAATTCGAAGCTTTCTGCCAAAGGAGCTTACAAACAGGGGGTGCCGGGAATGATTACGCAGGGTGCAGTCACGCTTTGGCACATCTTTGTTGGTGAAAACCGTATGCCGGCATATCGGCGCACGGTATTTCCTGCCGCTTCCGTACAGGCGGACGTTAAGACCGAGGTCACAGAGGGTGGCCTGAAAACGGCGGATGTGATTAAGATCCGCATTCCTACTACGGAAAGCATTGAGATAAAAAACGGGGACCGGGTTTTTCTCGGTGTTTCGGAAGAGGCGAGACCGCCGCAGGACGGATGCTATACCGTGATGGGCTTTGCGGATAACCGGAAGGGAAGCCCGCGGATGCACCACTGGAAGGTGGTTTGCGGATGAAGGGTGTACGCTTTCAGCTTGAAAGCCGCGATAAAATCCTTGCAAGGCGTGGACTTGGAAGCGGCGGGCGCGTACAGAAATATGTGGACAGTGAGGTGCTCCGTCTTTCGGAGCCCTACACGCCGCATCTTACGGGCGCGCTTTCCAAAAGTGCACAGGCTGCGACGGACATCGGCAGCGGTGAAGTGAAATGGAATACGCCGTATGGACGGTACCTGTACCGCGGCAAGCTTATGGTTTCGCCGTCTACCGGCTCGGCATGGGCGAAAAAGAACGAGGAAAAGGTGCTGACGAATGTGCCGCTTTCCTATCATGGCGGCGGCAAGCGCGGCAGGCTTTGGTTTGAACGCATGAAGGCGGACCACAGGACTAAAATTTTGCAGGGCACGGCAAGGATGGCAGGAGGTAAGGCAAAGTGACAATCATTGAAGGAATACGGGACTACATGGCAGGCTGTCCGCTTCTTCGGGACGGCCTTTTAAACGTGGAGTATCTGGGGCAGACGCCTACGGAGTATGTGATAGAAACGGTGCCGACCTCTCCCGTTGTAAAACAGTATGCAGACGGGGGTGCGCTTAAGGAGTATCTTTTCCTTTTCGCCTCCCGGGAATACTTTGGAACCGATACGCTGCAAAATATTGAAAACAGCGGCTTTTACGAAAAAATGGCAGAATGGATTGCCGCACAGAATAAGACGCGGCATTTTCCGGTGCTGGAGAAGGGGAAAACGGCGCAGGAGATGCAGGTTGTGTCTACCGGCTACCTGTTTGACGCATCGGAGAAAAATGCAAGGTATCAAATTCAGTTACGGCTTTTATATTACGAAGCATAGAATAGAAAGGAGAAACCACATGGATGGAACAATGGTAAAAAGAAGTGATAAGGTGGCCTTTTACGGCGTACCGGGAGAGGGCGGCAAATACGTTTTTCACCGCATGAAGGGATTTACGGAAATTTCCACCTCTAAAAATCCGAAAGAATATTCTCGTCAGTATATCGACGAGGCATTTGAAACGGCAGACGTGACAGGCTTTAGCCCGTCTATTTCCTACTCCTTTGACCAGTACATCGGCGATGCAGCACAGGAGGACCTGGTGAAAATTTGCGACGAGGAGCTTCTGGGTTCGGACGCAGTTCGCCCCATTGTTATGGTGGACATCACCAAGGAGACAAACAACGCCATTATGCGCGATTTCGCTGTTATTCCGGACAGCGAGGGCGGCAGCACAGATGCATACACATACAGCGGCAGCTTTAAGGCGCACGGCAAAAAGGTGCTCGGCACCGCTACAAGTGACGACGATTGGCAGACAATTACGTTTGCAGAAGGTGCAGCAGAATAAGAGGGGCTTTATAGCCCCTTTTCTTTTTAAGAAAGGAGTGCTTTTATGAAGCTATTTAAGGTTGGCGAATTCGAGGCAGAAATTGACCCTACGGATGTAGCCTTCGTAAAAAAATACGAAAAAGCGGCAGACGCTTATAATGAGCGGGTTGTGCGGCTGCCGAAGGAGGGACGTGCCAGCGAAATCCTGCACGAAACCTGCAAGCTCTTTTTTGAAACCTTTGACGCGGTTTTCGGAAAAGGGACAAGCACAAAGATGTTTGGAAAGAGGGAAAGCGTTGCGGCATGTGTGGATGCCTTCGGACAGCTTATCAGCATTGTAAAGAATTACGATGAAACGCTTTCGGAAATGACAAAAATCACAGGTAAATCCAAATGATAAACATTTTGACCGATACACTGCCCGAGGCGGTAGTGGTTGATGGCGTTGCGTACCCGATTGAAACAGATTTTCGATTTTGGATACGCTTTGACCTTGCGCTTTCAGACGGGACACTTTCAGCGGAGGACAAAACGGTTGCACTCTTTGCTCCGTACAAGAAGGCGCTTCCGCCCCGCTTTGACGTGGCGGCAAAGGCGCTTATATCCTTCTATGCGGGAGAAAAGGACGGCGAGAAGGAGGAAAAAACGGTGGAGGCGGCAGAAAGACCGATATACAGCTTTTTGCACGACGCGCCGTACATCTACGCGGCTTTCATGCGGCAGTACGGACTTGATCTTTCAAAGGCGACACTGCACTGGCTGCAGTTCAAGGCACTTTTTGCGGCACTTGACGAAGATGAGCCCTTTGTAAAAATTATGGAGTACAGAAGTTGCGATGTTTCCAAAATCCGAGACAGGCAGCAAAAGCAATTTTATCTGCGCATGAAAAACCGATACCGTCTGCCGGATATGCGGACGGACGCAGAAAAGGAAAGGGATATGATTTCGGCGATTGAAAAGCTGTTTTAATACATGCGTAATACTGATTGCTTCAAAGGGGGCAGCGAATGATAAAGGCACCCACCATGCGAAAGTGGTTTTTCTGTCCGCGTTGCGGGAAGAAGCTACTTTTGTATACAAACACGGCAAAATGCAGCGGCATATTCGTCCGCTGTAAAAACTGTAAAAAAGAAATTGAAGTTCATATTTAAACCGTACAGAGCCCGAGAGGCCTTCGGTCGATAACGCACTAAGAGAGCCCGAGAGGCCATGCGTTCACAAAAAGGAGTGATAGCATGGCATATGATGGCTCTTTGGTATTTGATACCAAAATAGATTCTTCGGGTCTTATAAAAGACCTTGGCAAGCTTGGAAGCACAGCAAAAAAATCCCTTGGTGCAGTTACCGGTGCCGTAAGTGTGGCAGGGACAGCCCTTGCGGGACTTGGCGGCGCGGCGTTAAAGGCGGGGATTTCCTTCGAAAGTGCGTTTGCGGGCGTTAAAAAGACGGTAGACGCAACCGATGCAGAGCTTTCTGCCCTTCGGGAGGGGATTTTAGATCTTGCAGGCGAAATGCCCATGGCGGCGGACGGGATTGCAGGTATTGCGGAGAGCGCCGGACAGCTTGGTATACAAAATGAAAACATTCTCGCTTTTACCAAGACCATGGCAGACCTTGGAGTGGCAACAAACCTTGCCGGTGAAGAAGCGGCATCCACTTTAGCAAAGTTTGCCAACATCACCGGCATGGACCAGAGCAATTTCGACCGCCTCGGCAGTACGATTGTTGCGCTCGGCAACAGCCTTGCGACGACGGAGGCGGACATCGCGGCAATGGCAATGCGTCTTGCCGGTACCGGTAAGCAGATCGGGCTTTCCGAAGCGCAGATTTTATCCTTTGCTGGTGCGCTTTCTTCGGTCGGCATTGAAGCCGAGGCAGGCGGTACAGCTTTTAGCAAGGTCTTTAAGGACATGCAGCTTGCCGTGGAAACGGGAAACGCAGACCTTGCCAATTTCGCCAAGGTGGCGGGCATGAGTGCGGCAAAATTTAAGACCGCATTTAAGACGGACGCCGCAAGCGCAATTCTTGCCTTTATTGAGGGGCTGGGGAAGAGCGAAGAGAGAGGCATGTCGGTTGTAAAGGTTTTGGATGACCTTGGCATTACCGAGGTGAGAATGAGCGATGCGCTCTCCCGTGCGTCCGGCGCCACTACGGTATTCGCGAAAGCGCTTTCGACAGGTACCACGGCATGGAAGGAAAATATCGCACTTACAAAAGAAGCGGAGCAGCGGTATGCGACTATGGAAAGCCGCATTGCAATTTTAAAGAACAAGGTCACTGAGCTTGGCGTTACCTTCTATGAATCCACCAATGCGGATGTGGGCGGCGCCGTTGACCTTCTTTCCGGCTATGTAGACGAAATGCAGGCGGCTTTTGAAGCGGACGGGCTTTCCGGTGTGGTAGACGCGCTGGGTGACGTTATCGGGGATTTAGCCGTAAAGCTTGCGGAGGCAGCACCAGATGTTTTAAGTGCCGGGGCGGAGCTTATCGAAGCACTTGCAGATAGTCTCTTGGAAAATGCCGAGGCAGTGGGAGAAGCTGCGGCGGATGTCGCTGTACTGCTGGTGCAAACCATACAGAAATTCATCCCGAAAATCGTAGAGCTTGCAGGAGAAATTTTGCAGGGCTTTGCGAAGGGACTCGGGGATGCGCTTCCTATACTGAAGCCTTTTACGGCGGCAATAGAGCTTATTGGTGACAACTTAAAAACACTGACTACCATAACGGTGGCGTACATTGCGGCTACGAAGGGGATGGAAATTGTTTCAAAGGTCAGCAGTTTTCTAGAAAAGGCATCTAAAGCGGCGACAGACTACGCCAGAGTGTCCATGTTGTGTAGTTCAGCGCAAATACAGGCGACCACAGCGGCGAGAGCATATCAAATCGGTATAGCTGGGCTAACGGGGAAAATGCCCTTGCTTGCAGCAACGAAGGCACTCTGCACTAAGGCACAGCTCGCTTTAAATGCCGCGTGGGCGGCAAATCCCGTTGGTCTTGTGGTGGCGGGGGTGGTTGCCCTCGGCGCTGCAATTGCGGGGCTTATCTCTCTTGCAAACCGGGAGACGGAGGCAGAACGCGTCAAGCGGGAGGAAATGGAAGCACTGACAAGCGCCGTAGAGGAAAACCGGAAGGCAACGGAGGAACGCAAGGCGGCATACGATGCGTTCGTTGCCGAGCAGGACAGCAAAACGGCGGCGGAGCTTGCAGAAATCGAGACAACAAAGCAGCTTGCCGCGGAGCTTCAAACGCTTGCCGATGAATCCGGGCATGTACAGGAAAAAGACAGAGCGCGTGTTTCCTATATTCTCGGCGAAATGAATTCCGCGCTGGGTACAGAATATCAGCTGATTGACGGCAGCATACAGAAATACAAGGAGCTGCAGGAATCCATTGTCGGCGTTATACAGGCGAAGGAAACCGAGGCTTTAATGGCGAATGCGCAGGCAAAGTATGACAATGCGATGGACAACATCGGGGATGCGCAAAAACAGCAGGCGGTAGATTTACAAAAGCTTTCGGAGGCTACTGCCCTTTACAACGAAAAAATGGCAGAGCGCGAAAGACTCAGCGTGCGGGTTGCAGAACTGGAGCGAGAGGCTGCCGCGGGGAATACAAGCGTTCTCAGCACGTTGAGTGCGCTGAAAATGGAGCTTGGCGGTGTCGACAAGGAACTTTTGGAACATGCATATAATATGCAAAACGCGCAGTCTGCCTATGATGCTTCAACAGCCAAGGTGCAGGAATTTACGGACGATATATACGCCTATCAGCATGCTTCTACCTTGGCGGCACAAGGCAACTATGAAGCGGCAAACAACTACCTCCGCGCGCAAACGGACGCGATGCAGAATGCCGCTAGTGCGCAGGAAAAGTATGGTGATGATACAGAGGCAATTTTAGGGGCACTTCTGGCAACCTACCAGAGTAAGCTTTCCGCCGTGGCAGATGCGATGCGTATATATTCGGAAACGGGAAGCGAAGCGGCACTGCAAAACCTGAAGGCTGCGCTTTCTGAATTGCAGACTGCAGGCGCGGAGTACGAGGCGGCAGGTGGCAAAATCACAGAAGGGATTGCTAAGGGCGCTAACGGTGCAACCTTAAACCTCAATCCGATTTTAGAGAACATCGAAGAATATGCGCTGAAAACACCGGACCTCGGACAAAGCTTTGCAGACGGATTTATTGGTGGTATACGCGGCAACGGGGATGGAAACATCACCTTGGCAGCTTCCGCAGGTGCGGCTTTGGTGCAGGCAGCACTTGAGGCGGTTCGTGCAACACAGGATTCCCATTCACCTTCGAAGGTGACGGATAAACTCGGTGGTGATTTTATTGCAGGGTACGTAAATGCAATTGCAAGAGGGAAAAAGGATGCAGAGGATGCGGCAGAAGAAATGGGAGACGCCGCAATTGCTGCCCTTTCGCGTTACGTTCCTAGCGGCATGTCGTATTCCACGAAGAAAAATTCTTGGAAGGTAACGGACGCGACGAAGCAGCTTTTCGAAGACCTGAAAATGCAGTACGACATCGGCGCTTTGACCGAAAAGGAATATTACGGCAAGCTGGAGTGGCTTCGGGATACGTATCTTGAAAAGGGCACAAAGGAATGGTGGAACTACACAAGGGAGCTGATCCGGTATGAAGTCGACCGTATAGAAGAAGAGGAAAAACTTGCCGAAAAGGAACTGAAGGAGAAAGCAGACAAGGAAAAGGCGGCAGCAAAGGACAAGCTGGAGCTTGGCGTGATTTCGGAAACGGAATACTATTTAGAGCTTGCAAAAATCCGGGATACGTATTTTGATGAGGGCAGCGACGAATGGCTGGCATACACGAAGGAAATCGCGCAGTATCAGAAGAAGCTTTGCGAGGCGCAGAAAAAAGAGATTGTCTCGCTCTTTACAGCGGCAGCAGAGGAAGCGGGAAAAAGCGTTGACGAGGTTTTGAAGCTGCAGGAAAGCATGGAGAAGAAGCTTCGAGGCTTTACGGCTTCCCCGTTTGATTCCAAAACCATTCGCTTAATTAATGCGGGAGAGTTTGGGGAAGATATAAAGTATGATGTACATTCGCTGCATGACTATACGGCAGACAATGCGGCGCTTTCGGCGTACCGTGAAGCAATACTGGCGGTGAAGGACCGGGGCGTGCCGCCTGAGTTTCTGGATGTGCTACGGGATATGTCGGTGGAAGAGGGTACGACCTTCGCAAAGCTTCTGACTGATGCGTCGGACGAGGAATTTACCGCGTATCTAAAATCGTGGCAGGAAAACCGAGATTTAACAAAGGAAATTTCACAGGACCTGTACCAGGACGAGGCGACGGCTGCAGCTCAGACGCTCACGACGGCGCTGGAGGCGGCAGGGAAGGAGGTGCCGGAGGGCTTTTTCGATAACGGAAAGACGGCGGCGGAGAATTTCGGGGATGGCTTTATTGAGAAAATAAGCACGGTCGTTACCAAAATAAAGAGTGCCTTTTCTTTGCAACTGCAGGGGCTTTTGCCGCAGCTTTCCTATGCGGGCGGCGTGCCTGTGTATAGTGGTGGCAGCACGAATTATTTTAATTCCGTTGTCAATGTTTCGGCGGTAACCCCTGCCCAGCAGGCAATGCTTGAAAAGGGGACAAAGGTCTCGCAGACCTTGGGAGGAAACACATGATTCATCTGACGATTGAAAATGAAAACGGCAGCATTGTAATGGGGGGACAGGCACGGGACACTTGGCGTATACGTGCGATTGAAGGACTCGGCCCCGTGGAGACAGAGGCGCAGACGGTGCAGTACATCGACTCACCGGGGCAGACAACCCTTGAAGTGCTTCCACGACCCCGTACGATTACAATTACAGCAGATTTGAACACGAGAGAAAAAGAACAGCGACAATGGCGGCTCTCGGAGGCAATGCGGATTCTAAATACAACCGGGGAGGTGACGTTGAAGGTAAACTTCAGCGGAAAAATGCGAAAAATCACCTGCCGTCCACTGCCTTCGACACTGGCGCATTTCAATGCGGCGGCACAGGAGGTTACGATTTCGCTTCTGGCAGACAATCCGTATTTTCGAGATGCTGACACGCAGACGGTTTTCCTGCGTGCCCGTGCAGACAATCTGTATCGCGGCATGATCTTTCCCAGAGTCTTTACATACCGATATACCAAGGGGACGGTGGCGAATTTAGGCGATGTGGATATAGAGCCTGTTATTGTGATAACCGCGGGAGTGCTTACGGAGGAAAAAAGCGGCGTGGTTTTGGTAAATGAGACAACGGGCGCCGCGATTCGATTTAATTACACGCTGAAAAGCGGCGAAACCATAACGGTGGATATTGAAAACCGCACAGTGCAAAGTAGCCGCTCGGGAAACATCCTGCGGTATAAGGACAGGAAAACGGTACTAGGCAATTTTGTGTTGCGACCAGGTATGAATGTTATACGCTTTGGTTTGATGGGCGACACGCAGCCGATTACGGCACAACTTTCGTACAGCAATTTGTATGCGGAGGCGGTGTACTGATGCAGGATATTTACGTGTATACACCGGAATTTGAACTTTTGCACATAGAAAATCGCCTGACAAGCGTTCAATGGACGGAATGCTTTGCGGATGTGGGGAAGCTGGAACTACATACCGACACAAAAAGCGACCTTGTCCCCGTTCTAATGGAGAACAAGGATGCCATTATCCTGCAAGGGGATGCAGCGGCGCTAGTGACCGGAATTACGGACGTGCGCGGGAGCTTTGATTTTGCCGCATACGGACGCACCCTTTCACAGATGCTTTTGTGGCGGGTGGTGCAGCCCTTTGCCATGACGGATACGAGAGAGAACATCATTCGGAAAAAGGTGCAGGAAGCTTTCATGGAAAGCGGGGATAAGTACATATCGGGATTTACAATGGCGGCGACTGTGGGAGGAACCTCGAAAGTCACCTACGAGGTTGCAGAGGAACCGAAGCTTCTTCTGGAGGTTGTACAGGAACTATGCGCACCGGAAAAGCTGGGCTTTGCCATAGACTTTCGTCCGGACACAAAGCAATTTGTATTCGGGCTCATGCGGGGGACAGACAGAAGCGCAGGGCAAACTGTGCGTACGCCGTTGTTTTTTAGTGAGGATGAGCGGAATTTTTCTGAGACGCAGTATGTGTATAACGGGGAGAATTATCGGACATGCGGATATAGAAAGATAACGGCGGAGGACGGGGAACTCGTAACCTTTGGCGAGGTAATAAAGGATGTGAAGACGGGCTTCTACCGGCGGGAGAGCATTCTCTCGGGAGAGACAGAATCGGAAGCTGCAGCAGCGCTTGCCGAACGCAAGAACACGGAGGAAATTGAAGGAAGCACACAAAGGGTTGTTTTCGGCACGGATTACGGGCTTGGGGATATTGTCACCGTGCAAAAACTGGTGGGGGATACTTTGATAGTGAAGGATAAACGAATTAAGGAGGTATGGCGGGTGTTTGAAAGGCTGAATTCTTACGAGCGCCCGACTATGGAGGAGGTGTAATATGGCAATAAAGAAATATTTTATCGACAATGAGGCGTATGGTGTGGATGCCATGAACAAAATTGTTTCGAGCCTTAGAACTACGGGGGTAGACGGCGAGATTGTAGACTGCTTGAAGGTTACAAAAGCAACGGCTCTTTCTGTATATATTGCACCGGGACGCGGCTGGGTAGACGGCTGTCAGATTGAGCTTGACGCTACAGAAACGCGTGCCGTAAGCTCGACAGCAGGAACTTACAGCGTGATTATGCAGCTGAGTAAGACCGGAGAGCAAACGGAGGATATTGATATTGTAGTTATTCCCGGAAGCGACACAGGGGCGCATGTGCTTGCATATGTCACTGTTTCGGGGGATGTGATTACAGACGTAACAGATGTGCGGACGCACAGTAAATTTAATGGGAAAACGGCAGACCCGAACCCCGCGGGAGTAGCCGATTGGGAACCTGGGGAATTTGTCCTTTTAAAGGATACGATAAAAGGGTATTATGATGCGTATGCAACATACCAAAATCTTGTAAGCTACACGACGTGCAACGGGGGCGTATTGGATATGATAGTAAACTTTTATCCTACGCGCTGGTGGGACAGGTATCATGAGCCCACCACTACACCATCAAATTTTCCGGGATATATCACTGCTTTAGTTGATGGGAAAGCGGTAGGCGTTGAGGTTGAAGGATTAGGGAAAGAGAGCCTTCACACTGCAACGTTCCGTCTGAACGTTGCAGCAGGCTCCACCATAACGATTCAGGGGAAAACGACCGCGAATGATAGCAGTGGGTTAACCAATAAAATCTATATTTCGACCGTGGAGTTTCGGATTGGAAGAAAGGCGGATGCCGTTACGAGAATTTCATAAATAAAGGGGAGTAAAAATGATACCATATAAAATCAAAATTGACATCGAAGGACAGAGAGAAATCACTTCAAACATCACGTTATCCGTCGGTGATGTTGAGGGGTACGGGCTGGTTCTGGAGTTTTACAGGAGCGGCAAGCCGTACGACATAACCGGCTATAATTTGTCGGTAAGCGCCATGCCCTCCGGTGCCACTCTGCCAATTCCCGATGTCGGAACGGTAGAGGGTGGCCGCGGTTATTATCTGATTAAACCCTCGATGTATGCCTATGCCGGAAGCATGCGGCTTGAAATTATTCTTTCGGACGGACGAAGCAGCACGGTGACAAAGGTGATCCATTTTCCGGTAAGAAGCGGGTTTTCTTCCTTTGGCGGGTCGATCGTTGAAGAAAAGGACTTCACAGTTTTACAGGAATTAATTTCAAAAGCACAGATTGCGATTTCGCAGGCGGAAACCGTTGTGCGCCTTTCGGATGAAACAAAAACCTTCGCGGAGGAAGCAAGGGTAAATGCGCAAATGGTTATGGATGCGATTAAAACTTACGGCAGCGTCGTCAAGAACGCTTATGTGTTGGATGGAAAGCTATATATAGAAATCAATGACGGAGAAACCTTTGTTGCAGGATATGTCAAGGGAGACAAAGGCGATACGGGTAACAGCGGCGTATACATCGGCACGGAAGAGCCGCAAGACCCCGAGGCAAAGGTGTGGATTGACCCGACGGGGCATGACGGCATGCGAGAGCTTATCAATATTTTGGGTAAGCTTAAGTATACAAACGGTGACGTTGCGGTGAATTTATCGGATTATGCTACTAAGGGAGAATTGGACGGCAAAGCACCCTCTACACATAAGCACAGTGCATCCGATATAACAAGTGGAAGTCTACCGGTTGCGCGTGGAGGACATGGCGGGACATCTGTCGCAAAAGCGCAAGAAAATCTTGGACTTGCATGTGTAAAAACAGGCGGAACAGGTGAAGCGTATACAGCGACAATTCCGGGAATAACAGAACTCAAAACGGGCGTTAAGGTAAGGATTGAGCCGCATGTTACGTGTACAACTCCGTACCCAACCTTAAATGTCAATAATTTAGGCGATGCGGACATCTATATAAAACTGGCGGGACGTGGATGGGGTGATGTTGCGAATGAAGCTGGATGGTTAGAAACTGGATGTAGTTATGAACTCACTTATTCGGAGTTCGACGATGGATGGATAGCGAATGTTATTTTCATTGACCTGGATGAATCAAAAGCTCTTATGAATGTCCTTCAACCTAAACATGGCGGCACAGGAAGAGAAAGTTTCCCTGATGGACAATTTCTTGTTGGGTCTTCAAGCGGCGGCATAGCCACAAAGACCCCCGCGCAAGCACTATCCGCGCTTGGCAAACTCACTGGGTCATACACCGGCAACGGAAGTGCAAGAACTATTGAAATTGGTGGTGTTGGCAACGTCCTTGCTATATGGGGGCGAACATATTCAGTGATTGTCACTCCCAAGGGATGTGTTTATGGTGACGACGAATTTGCTAGCGGGTTTGACTCATCTATGATTCAATTTGACGATGGAAAACTGAAGATTTATTACTCCAGAAGCGTTTATAATGACAATGGGGACATATACCATTACCAAGTTTTGTAAGGAGGAAACAATGCATATTATCTGTTTAACACCGCTTGAAGAAGGGGTCTACAACGACCATAAAGCAGACCATATAATTGCCCCGCCCGATGGTTGGGCGTACATTCCGGAGGGTTTTCCTCTTCCGTCTACCTTTCCGCGTTTGGGAAGTTTAGAAGCAGAGGAACTAACTTACACGAAAGAGGTTGAGGGAGAAACTGAACCTATGGAGTATAAAATGGTTACAGTTACGAAAATGACGGAGGGGACATTACCTGAACCCGAACCGGCAGAAGAGCCGATTCATCCAATGGAACAGCTTCGGGCGGATGTGGATTACATTGCTGTAATGACGGGGGTGGAATTATAGTATGGATGCATTTGAAATGGCAAAAGCATATTATCCGAGGCTTTGGTCTATTGAACGGCTTCGCGCGCTTGTGGAGGCAGGGAAGCTGACGGAAGCAGAATATGCAGCTTTGGTAGGGACTACTGAGGCGGAAGAAAGCGAGGCGTGGGCATGAACTTTATAAAACTGCGCGGAGAAGACGGCAAGTGGCATGACGTATTCATACTAAACGGAGAGATTATGCTGCCGATTTCCGTGGGAGACGGAGAAAACTCGCTCCTGATGGCGGGGGCAAAGCGGGCATTGGCAGACAATTGTGTGGCGATAGGTTCCGGCAGCACTGCCGGACGTATGGCATATTATATTAAAGCAATTGATACCAGTAACCGCCGAATATTTTTATCCAGAGAACAAGTCAATCCACCTGAATGTGTAGAAACCCAAGGTAAAGATATAGAGTATGACACAACATTTGAAGCGCCTGCATACGAAGTCGGTGACGAATTTTCTATTATTTGGAACTCTCACTACAACTTTATCGGCAAGATTGTTAAAATCGTAAACAATGTTGTATGGTACGACTCGTGGTGTGCAATTCCGGAGCCGACGGTGGATGAATGGGAAGGAGAAGGGGCTTTTACTTTCCATGTACCATCCAAACCGGAAATTGGTGTAGTGGAATTAGGTGTTGGTTCTCTTGTTGCCGGTGAAGGGAATAAGGGGAATGGTAGAAATATATTCATGTCCGGTTTAGGTAATACCGGTTCCGGTGACTTTGGGCTAATCGGCGGCAAGGGTAATAAGGGTGGATTTGGTGTACTGATTGGCGGTACGGAAAACACCATAACCGGTAACAGTAGCTTTGGTGCCGGCAGTGGCAATACTGTAATTGACAACTACAGCGGTGCTATCGGGAAGAAAAATGTTATCAAACCAAGTAAAAACCAATCTCCGGGTACCTCTAATTTTGGCATCGGAAATAAAAATCAAATAACAGATTCCAACAAAACTTTTACGGCGGGTGACGACAACCTCGTAGAAGGGGAGAACCTTCATACCATCGGGGATAAAAATACCACTGAGGGCAAACAGGATGTAAACATAGGCTTCTACAATAAAAACAAAGGGACGCGCGTTGTAACAATAGGTATAGATTTATCAGCCAGAAACGGCACAACCGAACAGACCATAATCGGCAGGTCTAACGAACCGGATGCCGACGCAAGCCTAATCATTGCGGATGGAAGTGATGAGAAAGGCGCCCACAACGCGATAGTCTTTAAAAAGTCCGGCGAAATCGTTTTTAATGGAAGTGCGCTTGTTGATGCGAATGGCAACAAATACGTTTCTGAGGCTTATGTTGATGAACAGATTGCAGCACTTAGAGCAGAGCTGAGCAAAGGGTAGAACGGGAATTCGCGAAGATGGGGGTGGAAAGTAAATGGAAATTATAGGACCGGCACTTTCTTTTTTGGGGACAACCATCGGGACGCTCGGCGGCATTTTAGTTGCCAATAAGCTGACGAATTACCGACTGGAGCAGCTGGAGAAGAAGGTGGAAAAACATAACAATCTGGTAGAACGGATGGCGGTGGTGGAAGGGAGCGCGAAAAGCGCCCATCACCGCATCGACGAACTGAGAGAGGAGTTTTTGCATGAGCATGAAAGAGAGATTTAAAAGCCCTGTGCTGTGGTTTGCCATGGCGGCACTGGTTGTATTTATCACAAAGGAATGGATTGGGTGGGAAATCCCGAAGTTTGACGAGTTTGTGGAGCTGCTTCTGGCGGCATTGGCAGCATTCGGGGTTGTGAATAACCCGACGGATAAGCAACATTTTTAGGGGGTGTAAAGCATGGCGGATTTACAAAAAATTCTTGATATTGCAAAGGGCGAAATCGGGACTGTGGAGAAGCCTGTCGGCAGTAATAACGTAAAATACAATACCGCATACTATGGCTATCCGGTAAGCGGGAGCGCGTACCCATGGTGCTGCGCATTTATTTGGTGGCTGTTTCGTGAGGCAGAAGCTTCGGAAGATTTCTATGGCGGAAAAAAGACGGCATACTGCCCAACGGCTATGACCTGGTTTAAACAGCAAAACGCTTTCTATGTGGGCGGCTATCAGGTAGGGGATATTGCTTTCTTTGATTTTAAAGGAAACGGCGTGGCAGCGCATATCGGCATTATTGAGACGGTGAACGCTGATGGTACATATACCACCATTGAAGGAAATACATCTCTTTCTTCGGACGATAACGGCGGCGCGGTGATGCGCAGAACGCGGTATGCAAAAAACATTCTTGGCGTTGGCAGACCAAAATATAAATTGCCAGAACTGACCACCATAAACGACATCGTGTGGGAGCTTTCCGTGCGGGAGCTTGCAAACGGCCAGAAGGTGATGGGCGATGCGCATCTTTGGATGCAGAAGCTGAATGAGGACGTGAATGTATATTGGCTTGCGCGGAAAATGGTTCAGTATATGCGAGAGAAGAGAGTGTAGAATGGCGGGGCTTCGGCTCCGCTTTTTCATTTGGAAAAACTTTTTCAACCGCATAGCCGTGTAATAAAGCAAAGGGGGAAGCCCCTAAACTTTATTTTGAAGGGAGCGGTTTTATGCAAAAGAAAAAGTACAGCGCAGGCGGAAGAGAATGGAATGTGACGGGGTGGGAAGCCATCGAAGGTGTAGGCGTGTTCCCGATTTTGGACATTCCGCAGGTCTCGGATTACAAGTGGCAGCTTGATGCCTTGGAAAGTCGCTTGCGGCATCCGGAACTTTATGCGGAAGAGGATTTACCGGCAGAAATCGAAAGGCTTAGGATGTATTTGGAGAAACACAGGGAGGCGGGGGAACGAGAAGGACTATATCAAAGGTTTTTGAAAGGATGAAGGCGGGGCAATTTGCCTCGCTTTTTTTGTTTTAAAAATTTTTTCAAAAAAGCAAACTTTTTTCCTCGCGGTTGCGTGCTTAAAAAGGGGAGGTGTATGCAGTGTCGAAATCAGAAGCAGAAAGGAGGTGGAAGATATGCATCCGTTTTTATGGCTTGCGGTCATTCTGGTAAGTGCCGGAACGGCGGCGGTGATGATAGCGCCGATTCGGAAGAAGCTGACGGCGCTGGAAAGCATGTGCGAAATGCTCAGCCGGGCAGTGCGGGGGGATTTTGA